CTAACGCTTCCACGCCAGCCGCAAACTTCGTCCCTTAATGTCCTTACCGCGCAACGCTTCCATTGCCTGCACAGCCTGCGTCCGATCAAGCATCTTCACGAAGGCGTACCCCCTATTTTTCCCTGTAACGTAGTCCGTTTGCATATCAATCGCAGTCACTTCGCCGAATGGTTCGAATAAGGCTCGTATTTCGTCGATGGTCACCGCATAACCAAGGTTTCCAATGTGGAGGGCCTCCGCACCTCCGATTCGGAGATCGGTCGGCGCTTTAGAAAAAAGAGGCAAGGGCTCTTCTGCCTTCTCCTTCGGTGCAGTGCGCGGCGGCGGCGGTGGCGGTGGCGAGCCGGCTTGCCACATTTTTGTCAGGCTTCCTGTTACCTTTCCGTCCGCGGTCAACAGCTCTAAATCTACAAGTAGCCTCCTCATCCGCTTCGTCGTGCTCTTATAGGCATTATTGGCGGGCAGCGCGTCGAGCGTCTCTTGCAGAAAAGTTGTGTCCACAACCTGCACCGGCACAACATGCCTCAGTGCTCCATAAAGTTCCGCAAGCATTGCCTCAACCTCATGCGGATCCCGGATACGAAGCCGCGGAATTTCGCGCCGCCCGAGTCCCCGTTTCTTTCCGCCCGTTCCAGCGTTCACGATCAACCCCTTTCCTGCAAGTTGCTCGTAAAGAATTCGGTACAGATCCCAGTCATGCAGATCGAGCGAATCGTATATCTGCTGAGGCGACATTAGGTCACCGCTCTTCCCCGCCAGCAACACTAGCATCTCCTCACGAGACAGCTTCAGTGGCTGATATCCAATGAGCCACGCTTGATCAGCGGAGGAAAAGACCGACTTATGAAACAATGTAATCGCGAACTTCCCAGGATCGGAGGCGAGATTCGGCGAAACAAGATCGGCGTCTTTTATCAACCGAAAAATTCGACGCATTCCCTCGCCCATTTCCCGAACATACCCAATCTCGCGCAGACCTCTCGCGACATGGACATTGCGCGATTCGTGCAATCCCTGCTGCCTCTTCAGATCGTCAACGCTTATTGTTGACAGCAACGAGCCGGGGGAGTGGATTTCCATTCGATCGTCGAAAATCAGGATTTCGATATTCTTGCCCTCGATACTATAATCACGATGAGTAATTGCGTTGATTAACGCCTCTCTACACGCGTCTTCGGGGTACATAATGCGCTGTCTAAAAAGTGCGTCATCGGTCAGCTTTGTTCCGACCAAATGAGGTCTGAGTTGCTCCCATGCCTGAGTAAGAAGCTGGAGGATGTTACCAGTGACGGTCTCGTCAGTAGCCACGTTATAGTCTCGCCCCGTGCCGAGTTCTGTTCCGCGGATGCGGACAACTCTCACTTGACAACGGGGATGCCATCTTTCAACGTCTTTGGCGAATAATAGGAGCGCTGCACGGCGTAAGCGCAGAATACCCAGACCGTACTCCGCCAACCCGAGATACTGTAAGCAACGTTCGGGCGACATGCGCGCGGTATTTTCCGAGACTGCAGCAACGAGAGTTAGGTCCAGATCCGTAACTAACGCGCCATCTACAAATTCGCGATCGTACTGTCTAGATAGCTGTTCCTGTCTTTCGAACTGCAGCCGGGCGGCCGAAACGGGTACGGACTCTAGATCACGTCTCTGGAGACAGCGGCCATCGCTTGTTTGGTGTATTCCTCGCGTGCTTTTATCGATATAGAAATACAATATTGATTTTTCATCAATCGTGATTCTCGTCCCATATGGAGAGGGGAGAGGGGTGTCTTTATGCACCCCAGTTACCGGGGCCTTTAGTAACACATCGACCTGTTGCTCGGAATAGGAAATTCCGGTTACGGTACCGTCGTCTTCCACACCGACGAGTAGCTCCCCGCCATCAGCATTTGCGAATGCCACCAGCGTTTCGGAAATATCCTTGGAAACCGAACTCAAGTCCCGTGGCTTCTTGTTACCAGGTTCGCCATGCAAAGCGCTTTTGAATTCGCGAAACTGGCTTTCACGAAGTTCTATTGTTTTCTGAATTCTGTCTTTTAAAGCTAACGCATCCATAACGCCCCCGTGCGAATCTGATTGATCAATTTTGGCGAAGGGCACATGGTGCTATGTTTCCGAATGCGTTGCAACTGCAGGATGGCGTGAGATCCAACGGGCGTAGTGGTACGACTTCAGCCCTCGTCATTTTCTCGGAGCAGCCCGCCGATGGACTACCGCAATGGGACAGAATGTAATCGAACGCGATGACCGACGACACGACGAAGGAATAGATGCGGCGAACGTCCGTTGTCCGAGTGGAACCGACGCTGGAGCGTCTTTTCTGGCGCGCGGGCGAGTGGCCACAGTTGGCCGAGCCCGGACCGACGCTGGCCCAGCGACATCCGACAAGTATCGCTAATGGCAGCGTGAGGTGACCATCCCGCGGCAAACAAGTGTTCGAATCGGTACGAAGAAGCGAGGCACCTTCATGCTGGGCGTCCTGGCAGATCTATGCCCGGAATATATTCTGACGATGAAATTCCATGAAAACTTCTTGCTCTGCTCGAAGAATTTTCGCTGTCAAATTCGCCTGCAAATGCCATGAAGAGACGACCGTCGCCGCCAGATGAGTCGACACCAACAACGTCCCGTTGCTAGAAAATGAAATAAAGCCACGGTCAAACAGGTGATCAACATGAGGCGACAACAACAGTCCGTTGTTACCATCCAGCTTTTCCTCATCAGTCGAGAGATACCACGGCTTGATGTGACTGGCACGGAGATGCTGACGATCGACGACGCCCGCGACCCTACATCCATCCTCGACCAGTTCGACACGGGAGCGGAAAAGACCTTGGCCGCGGCGCGCTTTGATTAGCTGTAACTTTTCCGTCTCCGGAATATCAATGCGTTTTTTGACGTCGGATTCTTCCTTCTCGTTAAGGCCTTCTAGAGACGCATTGACCGCGCTTTGCATGAGTAAGGAAAATTCGTCGCCGATCAAAGCCCCCAGCGCAAGCGCCATGACCTCCGGCAGTTCAGTCAGGTATACCGCCTGGTTTCCGTTCCCATTGGCTTGCAGTGGCGAGTAGCGCTCTGGCAAAAGCGGTTGCAGGATCGCCATATGGTCCGCGGGCCGCACAGCCTTCTCCAACGGTTGATAATCGACTTCGACATACCAGCCTTCGTTCGACCACTCCGCGCCAGCAGTTCCGAACGCGGTCGGCTTGGGAGAGGTTGCTGCCGGAGCTTGGACTATACCGAGAGCTTTAAGCTTCGTATCGGCGAACGACATGATCACATCACCGACGCTAACCTGTGTCATCGTGTCGTAAAAATGATTCCGGCTGCCGTCGCTCTTTTTTTTCGGAGACCAGAGGTACCCGCCGCTTACTTCGTGCTTATACGTTTGATTTTGATTGACCCACCAATATCGCATGCCGTTTTTTTCATCTCAGTGCAGCGTCAATGCTGTAAGCGCATGGGACAGCGCCGTGCAAGAGCCGTCGTTCAAGTCATTGATTCTTCGTGCCGCGATTGTACCTTCTCGTACGCAAGTCTCGAGCGAAAAAATGGAGCCAAAAGCCTTATGACACAAGGCTGAACGTGATTTATCCAACTATACTGAAGAGTTACATCTACGGAACGCGCTATTGCAGAGGGGGCAAAGAGCCGTTGGAAAAGACGCGGTATTTCATTGGCTTCCCTACCGTGAGTCATATTTTACTTTCAACGGAGATGACGTTCCTACACGAATGATCCATGCTGGGGAGGAAGCTATCGTGTCCCTCGATACCATGTCGTTCATCCTTGGAGGCATCCTTGTAGCTGCGGGCCTTTTTGGTGGCGGGCTAGAGATAAAGGAATTGAAGCTTCCGCAGATCGGCATCGCTGCTCGCTACCTCTCGGTAGGCGTAGGTGTCTGCTTCGTCGTGCTTGCGATTTACGTCAAATCTCCGCAGTTGTTTAGCGAAAAAGAATCGAAAGTAACATTCCAAGAACCTATGCAAGGAGATTTGCGGTTGGACGCCTGCCTTGAGTGGGGGAAAAAATGTGGTGAGCCCGCAGCTACTGCGTGGTGCAAGACACATGGTATGTCTCGCGCTTCGGACTACCGGCAGGAAAACGTTGGCAATCAAAATGTCAGAACCCGTCTCATAAGTACAAGTCAAGTGTGCTCCGAAGCGTTCTGCGCGTCGTTTGCTTACATCGTCTGCGAAAAATGAGTTATCTGTCCGAGTTCCCTTCGACGTTTCCGCTACCCCGGGAAGCCGTCGTCTGAGTGACCGGCCAGTTGATTGCGCCAACGGCGGCTTCTGGCCCGGGTGCCGTCGATCAGGACATCTCGAATTGGGGCGCCATACTAAGTCATCGGCCGAGTTCGAGCGTAAAGCTTCCGGTTTCGTTTGCTATCGGTTTAGAACAATCCGGCTGGTTCCCGCGCGTCGTTCCAACTGAAGATGATCACCTCCTTGCGCGCAGCCTCGCGGCCGCCGCCGCCCACGGTGTATTTGATGTCGATGGTCTCGATGTGGAATCCCTCGAAGGCTCGTCGAATATCTGGATGGTCGTTGAGGCTCACGATCGCCCTGCCCTTCAAAGCGCGCAGGCGCGCTGCCATCTCGACGTACTCTGCATAGTCGAACGGCACGCCGTACCCTTCCGTCTCCCAATACGGCGGGTCCAAATAAAACAGCGTATGCGGACGATCGTAGCGGTCGATGCAGGCCTTCCAGTCCAGACGCTCGATGAACGTCGCCGCCAACCGGAGGTGGGCCGCGGAGAGTGTTTCTTCTAGACGCAAGAGGTTAAGACCGGGTGGCGTTGTCGTCGCCGTACCAAATGTCTGCCCCTCGACCTTCCCGCCAAAGCAGTTGTGCTGCAGATAATAGAACCGCGCGGCGCGCTGAATATCGGTCAGCGTTTCGGGGCGCGTGTCCTGCAGCCACTTAAAAACCTGCCGGCTCGTCAGTGCCCATTTGAACTGGCGCACGAATTCCTCGAGGTGGTGCTGCACCACCCGGTAAAGATTCACCAGCTCGCCGTTAATATCGTTGATCACCTCGACTGCTGCCGGCGGACGCAGGAAATACAGCGCGGCCCCGCCCGCGAACACTTCGACATAGCACTCGTGTCTCGGAAAGCGCGGAATTAGATGGTCTGCGAGACGGCGCTTTCCGCCGATCCAGGGAATGATTGGGGTTGCCATAAGTGGATTGCCTTTTCTGGAATTGCGATAGAATTCGGCCCGCCTACCGGTAGGTGGCAGGGCCTTGGCTAATTCACTGGCTGCTTCAGTGGAAAGGCGACGCCGGGCATGCTCCAACATGCTCGGCGTCGCCCTGTCTTTTCCCGCGCCGCGAAGCACGGTCAAAGTGACTTTTAAGATGCCCAAAACGGGCGAATAATGACTCTGTAGAGGACGTCCCCCACCGAAGGAGCGGACGTCCGAATACTTGCGGAGAGCACCGCATGTTGCCTGGGTCGAACCTGGACGCGGAAGCGCGCGCCGAGCTGCTTTGCTATCTCGTGGTATCGCACTTGGTCGCACGCGCGACAGTCGGCGAATGGCTGACGGTCGAACAAATCTATGAATCGGCGCGGATTTGGCTGCGGGCGAACGGCGGCATAGCAGACTGGCCCGAGAGGTTACAGCTCGCGCGAATGTCGCTTGAACTCACACCTCGGCTATCGGCGCTGCCATTCTCCAAAGACGAAACGTCGCTCCTCGAACTGTTCGCGGATCGATGGCAACTGGACTATCGGTCGCCCATGGTTCAAGGCATCTACGGAGCGTGCGAACGGCATCTGCGCCGCGCTTAACGTGCGGTTCCGGGCGTGACTCCATCAGCGCTACCAGATTGCGCCCCGTCTGAGCCGACAATGTCTTCCGGCCGACGAAAGACGGAAACGGGGCTTACTGAGTGGTCGGGGTCGTGCGCCCTTCCTCGAGTCGCGCGGTAGTCGGGTCCGATCGAGACACCACCGTATCCGGCGACACCGCGAACTGTGTAATCGCCGCAGCTTGCTTGTCCGCCCGTGACGAGGAACCGAAGAAGTACTCCTTCGAGCCCAGTACCATCGCGATCAGAATCCCAAACAGCGTATCGAGCGCGCGCATCACGCCGTCATCGACCCGGATCTGCTTCGCGGCGAGCAAGAACTCCAGTCCGATCACGGCGAAGAGCGCCGCCGTATACATATAAGCGAGATTGCGCGCGGTGTGATCGTGCTCGGTTGCCGCGAAGTCGCGCGCGCTCGCGCGATCGTCAGCGGCCACCTTGTCGGCCTGCACCTGGATGCCCGCCATGTTCTCGGCATGCGTGAAGCCGGCCTGGCGCATCTTCAGCGCGAACTCGTCGTCCGCCTGTTTGAGCGCGAGCAGTTGCTCGGGCGTCACCTGCTGGCCGGTCAACGCCGCCTTCACGGCGTCCACCGAACCGTCGGAAAGACCAAGCTTGCCTGCGATCGCCGTCGCGGCCATCGCAGCAATACCCGGCACACCACCGGTCAGCGCCGTGACGAGCCAGGGCGCCACCGTTCTCAGGAAATCCATCATGCGCTCACCCCCAAGGCCCGATTGAGCTGCCAGCCATATTCGAACGTCTCGTTCTCGACGCGCTTTTCGGCACACTCGATGTAATAGACGGACTGCTGCGCGCTCACCATGCCGAGCAGCACACGATGGCCCTCCGCGCCACGCGCGGCGAGAAACGCCTTCAGCGCCGCGATGGTCATCGCGCCAATGCCGCCGTCGACGACCAGGTCCGGAAACGCGTGCCCAGCCTGATTCAATACATTCAGTGCACGCTGCAAGAACCGCACGCCGGTCGCCTGCCCGGTGTTCACGCCGATCTCGAACAATTTGTCGGCAAGGGCCGGCGACACCGCATCAACCAGGTCGAGCTTCGGCTGCAGCCAGTACCGGCTCGTGTAGATCTGAACGGCGGTCGCACGCGGCATGTCGCGCATCGGGCCGACATAGCCGAATGCGCGCGCCACGGCGATCGTAACGCCCCACATCGTTTCGCCTCCAGCGTCCGCCGCCTGGTTCGAATACGCGCCCTCGCGGCCGATCAGCACGTCAATTTTCTCGTCAAGCGTCATTGCTTCGTTCCTTTTGTCATGGTCTGTTCCAGAACCTCGAGGCGCTGCTGCTGCAGGCGGTTGAGGATGTCGCCTTCGTTGATATGCGTGAACACCCAAACGATCGAGCCCACCATGAAGGTCTGCACGATGCCCAGCACAACGCCGAGCACCCACATCGCGCCCTTGGCTGTGTTCTTCATCGCCGCGACCCGGTCGTCCACCTCGCCGATCCGCTCCTCGAGCGCTTCACGCTCCTTCTTGCCTTTGTCCACGCGCCCCCACAGCAGCTCGATGTCCTTGCGCGCGTTCTGGTTGTGAATGGACATCTCCGCAATCGCGCGATCGAGTGCCGCAACCGGCTTCACGGAGCTCTTGATGTCTTCGACGCTGGTCGCCACGCTGCGCAGTTGCTCGCCAAAGCGTGCGATCTGTATCGCCAGGTCGTTGTTTTGCTGGTCACCCATCGACTCGCCCGTTCCCCAAATAAAAAACCGCCCGGGCGGGCGGTTTGCGCAAAGTTGCTTTGATGCGTTATTTCGACGGTGCAGGTACCACGAGGTTGATCCGCTTACCCTTCTTTTTCTCGTGCCCGACCTTCGCCTTACCCTTGTTCCCGGCGTTGAGTTCGACACGCGTCTCCCAACTGCGCCCCGCGTAGTCGTGCGTGACCGACTCGATCAGGAAATCGCCGTCCGCCTGCTTTTTGAAGCCCTTGAGTGTGACCGTCTTCTCGGCGGAGAAATCGGCACGGCCTTGCATGAGCATCGTGCTCTTCGCCGTGTGATGATTCAGCTTCTGCAGACGGGCATTCGCCGCCGCCTTCGCGGCCTCTGAGCTGGCGAACGCATGCCGCTCGGTATGCACGGCAGCGGCGCCCTTCGGGGCGTCCGGATTCGGGATGACGAGGTCGATCTTTTTGCCGGTCTTCACGTCGTGCACCTTGGTGCGCACCGCGGCGAAGCTGGCACGGTCGGCAAACGTGATCTCGTAGTCGAGCAGCATGTTCGGCGTGAGCATGATCGAAGGCAGCGGAAACCCGCTTGCGCTCTTGCCCGCACCGCGGCCCGCCACGATGAGCTTGCCCGCCTTCACGGTCGCGGTCGCCCCGTGCTGCCGTGACAGACGCGTGATGAAGTGCAAGTCGCTCTCACCGAATTGATCGGCACGTGGCACCAGCACGTCGATCGCGCACACCGGCGTCCATTGGTTCCGACGCGCGACGTCGCCGACGATGTCGGCGAGCTTCGTGTTTTCCCAACTGCCATAGCGATGCGTTTTTGAGGTCGCCCGCATGTTCGCGGGCCGGCCCCGGATCAGTACCGAGGCGGGCGGCCCTTTAAGCGAAATCTCATCGATTGCGTACTCGCCGAGGAATGCCAGGCCCTGCCCCTCCCATCCGAGCGAGACCTTGAGCGTGGCGCCCTTCGGCGGAAACTCGATCTTGCCGTCCCGATCGTCAAGCTCGATCTCGCACTCGTCGGCATCCAACCCCGGCTTGTCGACGGTGTGGATGCGCAACACGCGATCTTGAATCACCCTCGTGATGTCATCGCCGTTCGCAATGATCTGAAAAATTGCCCTCATCAATGCTCCCCGATCTCACTCTAGGTCCACAACTGCACGGGCTCGTCGCGTGGCGCCTCGACGTCGGGCAGCGTGATCAAGATTCCCGCAGAGAACGGCTGCTCCTGTGCGGCCAGGCCCAGATTGGCCTCGTACACGGCCTCGACCATTCCGGTCACCGAGCCATACACCGCATAGCAGATCTCGTCGAGCACGTCGCCCTCAGACGTTCTTATAGTCTTCGCCATAGCGGCCGAACTCCAGGCTGAAGGTCTGTTTGCGTGGGGCACCGTCGGACATCAGCGCCTCCTGCTCCTCATCGATGCCCTGCAGGTACCAGCGCCCGAGCACTTCGCCGTAGCCCGTCGTGAGCTGCACGGGCACCATCTTGTCGCCGATTGTCCGCAGTGCGTCGAGTTGCTTGGCGCCGGGGCCGGATGCCGCGAACACGACGCCGGAGAGCGCGATCGTCTCGCCGCCCTGACTGACCGCCTGCAGCGCCTCCTGACGATTCAGACGCTCCTGCGAAGCCACCTTGTACCTGGTTGTGCGCCGCAGCCGGTCGAAGGCCGCAGTCGACAGGTTGAAGTGGAACGTATCGCCCGCATCGGACGTCAGCGTCATCAGGTGAGGCGTCGCGGTCGACGCCCCATCGAGCAGCCCCGAAAACAGCGAACCTGCCCCGGTCGATGTCGCGGCAGCCCCTGGTGACGGCGTCTCCTTGATCCCCGCAAGGGCATTGAACTTGGTACGGACGTCGCCCAAGGCGCGGGTCACAGTATCGGCCGCGGATTTGATCAGCGGGTGGCTCGACGCATCCGCCAGCTTCAGGACGCTGCCGACTGACGACTGCACGGCGTTGAAGCTGCGCACCACGGCGCCGACCTTCGGAATCGTATCGCTTGCCACCGATAATGCGCTGCTCGCACCGGATAGCAACTCGCCGGCATTCTGCAGATTGCCGGTCGCGAGCTTCTGCAGGACGGCGACCGTGTTGGCACTCGCCGGCCGATTACGCGCTTCGACGCGGCTTAACTGGCGCACGCGCTCGGTTGCGATACTGGACTGCGTCGCAGCCTGCGTGATGTATCTCTCAAATTCCAAAGCATCTCCTACAGGTGGGGCGAATCGAACATCGCCGAGCGATTGTTTTTCGCAAGCTCGTCTTTCATCATGCGCTGCAGCTGCGGCGAGACCTTCGCGAGAAGGCGATCGGCCGCATCGCTGCTCGGCTCGCCCTGCAGCGTGACGTGAAAGACCGGCGCAAAGGTGTTCTGTTGCTCGACCTTGGTGAACGGCTTGTCAGCGCCAAGCGGCTTGGCGAGCGCTTTCGCCTGCACCACCGCATTCGCGGCGGAAGGCTGCGCGTCCTCGGGGCGGGCAAATGCCCACTTCGCGACCGCGCCGAGCGCTTTCTCACCCGCGAAGGCGCCCACCGCACCGCCGGCGAGGCCGCCCACCGCTGCGCCGATCGGCCCGCCGAGCGCACCGATCATGGCGCCGACCTTGGCGCCCAGCACACCGCCCGCCAGGCTGCCCGCAATGCCGCCAAAGCCCTTAGCTTTCTCCGCGCGACCGTCATCGCTATTCGCGACCGCATACGCGTTTGTCGCGGCCATGCCCAGCTTGACCACGGTGCCCGCCGTCGCGAGCCGGCCCGCGTACGGCATCACCCGGCCGACGATGCCGCGCGCGGCGCCCGCGATGCGCGCCAGCCGTCCGCCCTGAGCGGCGGCTCCGGCAGCGCCCCCGGCGGCGGCACCTGCGGCGCCGAGCTCACCGGCGATGGCGCCCGCAGCACCGGCGGCACCGCCCAGGCCACCACCGCCGGAAAGATTGACAACGAATACGCGCTGCACGCCACCGGCTGCGACGCCACCCAACGCTTCAATAGCGCGGCCAACCGGGCCGGCCGGTCCACCCTTGCCGCCCCCACCAGCAGCGCCGCCTGCGCCACCGCGTCCGACCAGAATCGCACCGCGAGCGATATCGACCGCGCCGCGCCCGATCTGGAACAGTGACTTGGCGCCCCGATAGGCAAGCAGGCCCGCCGCGAGGCCCGCCACCGCCATCGTCGCCTTCGGCGCAGCATCCGTGACTTTGGCGAGCCCTTCGCCGGTCGCCTTCGCCGCGTGTCCTGCAGCATCGGTGACGGGTCGCAGCGCATCGCCTATGCTCCGCATGGCGTCGTTCCACTGCTGCCCGACCTCGCTCCACACCTGCTTCGAGGCGTCACGGCGGTCGGCCAGGTCCTTCGCGATCTCGCCCGTCGCCTGCGCGGAATCCTTCTTGAGTCGCTGATACAGATCGGCGTTCTGCAGGTACGCGGTCAATGCGGCCTTCACCTGCATATCGTTGAAGAGGTCGCCCGTCTTCATCGTGTCTTCGAACGCCGCGATCTGCGCCCGGCGTTTGGCCGGATCCGCCTCGCTGTTTATGCCTTTCGCGGCGTCAGCGAGTTGCTTCGCCTTGGCAGGATCGGTGCGTTCAATGTACGCCCGAGCCAGAACGAAGGAAGCCTCGAGGGTCGACCAGCCCTTGCCGATCGCCTCGCGCATCTTCGCTTCATAGTCGACGCCAGCCTTCTTGTAGTTGTTCGCGGTTTCATTCGATCCGATCTTCGAAAACCAGTTTTTCAGATTGTTCGCCGCTTCGTCCGCTGTGCCGGCCGTCTTCATCTGCACCTGCAGCATTGCGCCGAGCTGCGTCACAGAGTCCTGCCCGGTGATGCCGATCTTCTGCATCTCAGCGAGCAGCACCGGAAACCAGCGAGCCATGTCCGCCGACTCGAAGGAGCCCGCCTTGCCGAGAAACGCGATCGCCTCGAGCGCCTTGCCCATCTGCGCGGGGTCCGTGATCCTCGCGTTCTGCTGCAGCGCCTGAATCATCCCGGCCGTTTCGACGCTCGTGGCGCCCTGCCCAACGGAGAACTTCGCAACGAGCGGCGCGAGCTCGAGCGCCCGGTCCACCTCCATGCCACCAGCGACCATCTGGTTGACCGCCTCGGCGAGCTCGTTGCGATCGATGCCGTTGGCCGACGCGTCACGCCGGATCCGGCCGGCCATTGACGCCTCTTGTTCGGTGCGCGCGATGCCCGTCTTAATCGCGATGTCGCGGATAATCGCCTGATAGTTCGCCGAGATCGTGGCGGGCACCGCGACGGCGGCGGAGAACTTGACCGCATCACCGATCGCGCCGCGCACGCCCTCGCGGCCGGCGACGATGCGCTCGCGACCCGCCGCCTTCAGGTCAAGCCCGCGTGCTGTGCGGCCAAGCCGCTGATACGCACGATCGAGCCGATCGACTTCGATGCCGGCCTCGCGCAGGGACCGCAGGTTCGTGTCGATCTTGCGCCGAATGCCGTCGGCTGTTTTGTCACCGGCTGTGTGCAGCCGCCGAAACTCGTCCTGCAGCTTGATCGTGTCACCGATCGTGCGTTGCCAAAGCCGCGTGTCGCTCGCCGTCTTCTTCAGACCGACAATGCGTGAGCTCGTCTCGCTGACGGCCTTGCCGAACGTCGCCGACACGGCCCCGCCAATGACAATTCCGAGCGCGATGTCATTTGCCATTTCATCCCCCGTTCGTTAATCCGTCAGCCACCAGATCACGTCATCGAGCGTCAGCTCATCAATGTCAGGCGGCGACATCCGAAGCTCGATCAGCAGGCGCCTCACCAGCTTTTTGAGCGTCTGCGGGCTGATCTTTGCGAGGGGTGCGAAATCGAAAGTAGGCATCCTGCAGGCGGTGATAGTCGTCCAGATCCATGCCCTCCAGGTCGCTCGGCGCGACCTCCGCCAGCGCCGCGAAAAGCGCCAGTTCCTGCCCGTCTTCATCGCCCGCGGCCACCTTTTGTGCCGCGCGCATGTCGCGAACCTTCGGGCGACGCAGCGTCAGGCTGTCGCGCACGACGCCGTCGAATGCCGTCGGATAGTTGAGCTTGACCGTTACCGTGTCCATTCAGAACCTCAAACAAAAAACGGCGGGCATTGCGCGCCCGCCGTGATGGTGAAAAGTGACTTTGCGGCGGGTCGCGTCGCGCCCCCTCACAGCAGCTACCGCAGTCCTGCCCTTCACATGCCGATCGCTTTGCGAATCTCCGCGAGCTGATCGACCCCGTTGATCATGCGCACCATGCCGAGCAGATCGATCTCGTGCACTGCGGCCCCGTCGATCTCCAGCTTGTAGTAGCTCAGCGAGACCGTGTACTTCGCCTCCGACTTCTCGCCGGCCTTCCAATCACCCGGATCGATCTCGGAGAGCATCCCGCGAAACGACGCGGCGGCCGACTTGGTCTTGCCCTTCATGTCCCTGAACGCCCCGCGAAATACGCCGTTGAACGCAGTCGCATCGGCAAGCCCGAAGAAGTTCAGCACCTCGCGCGTCATCGACGCCATCGCGAACGCGGCGTCCATCGCTTCCATGCCGAGGTCCATCTTCACGGGACCGTCCATGCCGCCGCCGCGATGCTCGTCGGTCTTGATCTTGAGCTTGGGCAGCGTCACCGAGGTCGACAGGCCGGCGAAGCCCTTACCGTCGACGTACAGGTTGTAATTTGAAAGTGTTTCCGGAATCACACGTCACCTCTCAGGTGTTGGGTTCTACGTTGAATTCAACGTTGGTTTCAGTGGTGCTATTACGTGGTGCTATTACGTGGCGCTATTGCGATTGGCCGTCGAGCACTTCGGTCAACCACTGGTTCGTGATCTCGAAGCGGAAGATCGGGTTTTCCGCCGGCGGAACGTCGGTGAAGCGAATGTTCCAGTACACCTTGCCCTGCTCCAGCTGCGAGGCCGTGTTGAGCTCCGGATCGGCATACACCTCGAAGTTGATCAGCGCACCCTGATTTTTCAGATCGCGCATGAACGCCTGCAGGCCCTTCGTCACGTCGTCGACGTAGGTCGCGGTGATCCCGCGGTCGACGGCCCACTTGTGACCGGCGAGCACCGCGTCCATCACGATGTCGAGGGTGCGCACGCGCGTAACGAACGACCACTTCGAATCAGCGGACAGTGTGCGGTTGCCCCACAGGCGATAACCGCCATCGCGAATGATCGTGGCAATAAACGCGTTGTTGAGCAGATTCGCGCGGCAGGTCTCGTCGCCATCGAGAAACTCGATCGGGCGCGTGGTGCCCGTGATATCGACGATCTCCTTGTTCGACGGTGAAGCCCAGAAACCGATGTTGGCGTCCGTCTGGCAGAAGAGCCCGGCGGCGATCGATGACGCGGGAGCGGCGACGTCGGCGTTGGCCGTGGTGTCCCAGTACGTCACGCCGGGGTCGACCATGTAGAGGCGCTTGCTGCCGAAGTTCGCCGCGTAAGCGATGGCCGCTTCATCGTCGGTGTTGGGGCCGTCGATGATGCCGATCGCCCGCAGCTTTCCAGCGAGCGAGTCCATCGCGGTGGCGACGGCCTGCGTGGCGGAGAAGCCCGGTGCAATGAGCAGGCGTGGCTGCACGTTGTACTTTGACTTGGCGTCGAGCATCGTCTGCAGGCCGGTGCGCGCACCACCCGCGCTGACCCCGCCAATGATCGCCGAGGTGAGCGCAGCCGGATCTTCGCCCGCGGCCACCCCGGTGGCGACAATGACCGCCTTGCTCTGCGCATAGATCGCGCGGGCAGCCTGAGCGATCGCGCTGCCCTCGCCAAACGCGGCCACTGCTTCACGGTAGCTTGTCAGCTGGGTCGGCACATTTGGCGCTGCCAGGTCCGCGCCCGGCGTATAGGTACTGACAAGGCCGACGATCGACGAGGACGGCACGGCGATGGTGCGCGGCCCGGTGTCGACCAGCGACACGGTCACGCCGTGGAAAAACGATGTTGCACTCATTAAGTCTCTCCAAAAAAAGAGCGCCCCAAAACACTCTCCGGGGCGCTCATTGGTGGGGGGTACCGCGTCAGACGGCCGGGGCCTCTTCCTGCCCGGACGAATCGTCGGCCGGCCGTGTTGGGGTTTCCAGAATCGGCGTCGGCGGTGGCTCGTAGGGCGCGGGCTCCTCGGGCCATACAACGGCGAGCGGGAACGTCTCGCGGGCGATCGCGCGCTTAAGGGCGTCCTGATAGGCCGTCCATGCTTGGAGCGTGTAATACCCCTCGGCATCGAGCGCGCCGGCCACCAGAGCGTCGGCTTTGCCTTCGAGCATCACCTCGGCCTTCGCCATGCGAACGTCAAACTCGGCCATTGCCGGCGCACTGGCCTCGGCGAACGGGATCGGATCGCTCGGCCAGGTTACGGCGCCGGGGAACTCTTCGCGCTGAATGGCGCGCACCAGGTCGAGTTGATAGGCCGACCAGGCGCGAAAGAAATAGGCTTCTTCGATCGACAGCAAGCCGGCCGCGAGTGCGTCGGCCTTGCCCGCGTTCATCGTGCGAGCGCGAGCCATGCGCATATCGAATTCGCCCATTGCCGCCGCGCGAACCTTTTGAGCGATCACGGCCGGATCGACTTGCCAGGCATCATCGCGCCAGGTGTATTCGTCCGACGGGCGCGGTGTTTCTGTCAAGCCGTTTTCAGCGGGCGCAGTGCCGGCGACGAGAATTTCGGCCGCTTCGCCGTTGCTCTGGCGGTACAGCATCCGGCCCCGATAGTCCGGCAAAAGCGTCCAGGCGCCATTGCGATAGAACGGCCAGGAAAGTGGCGTGCGCGCCGGCAGCTCGTCGGCGGTGCTGAATGCGGGAATGAGCCAGCGGTCGAGGTTGAGAGGGTCCGAGTCGGCAAGCCGGCTCGAAATGTATTCGCCGGTCGTGGCGTCGTATTGATGAATCAGCATGGTCGAGTCCTCAGTAAGCTCGGATCAGGGCAAGCAGGGCGATATTTCTCGGCCGTGCTTCGCCGCCGCCGTCGCCGTTGACGGTGATTCCATGAGTGTGAGTCCCAGCGCCGCCGATGCCGACGTTATGGCCGTGCGTGCCGGCGCCGTCCGTGTCGAAACCGTGGCCGTGCGCGCCGCTCCAGCTTGTGTATGGATAGCGCGGCACGGTGTCGATCGAGAATTGCGAGCTAGCGCCGACGCCTCGGTCGCTGTCTACTACGTAAATCGGTACCGGTTGATCTAACACGTGCTGGTGATCGCCGATTGCATACGTGTTGCCGTGGTGCCCGTGCCAGCCTTGCGAATCGGTCCATGCGGTGTGCACATGATCGCCCACAGCCGCGGCGCTCGCCCCATGCGCGTGCCAGATGTTTTGTGAGCCTTGTGTGAAGCCGATGCCTCGGCTTGCATCGACGCCGCGCGCGTCGTCCCAACAGCGCAGGAATTCGCCGCGCAGCTCCGGGATTCGAAAGGTCGTCGCGCCGTTGCCGGTCGAGAAACAGCCCCACCAGCCCGCCGACCAATTCGCCTCAGCGACGATCGCGCCGCTCGCCTGGGCGTACGCCCACAGCGCCGGATAGTCGGCGCGATTCAATAACGCGCCGTTGCACTTGAGAAAGCCAGCGCGGGCGGTCGTGCGGGGCTCGAGCACGATGCTTCCGACAGAGGCCGACGCGATCGCGGTGACGACAAACTCGGTCGTCGCGGCGCGCTTCGACGAATCGCCCGCCACCGGCGTTTGCGCCGTGATCGGGCCGGCGACTTGCAACAAGCCGATGCCGTCATCGTTCGCCGGGCCGACCAGCACGCGCCCGCTCGGCAGCGCACGGGCCGCAACGTTGTTGCCCGCGACGATTGCGGCGATGCCGTCGGCCGCTTGCGAGCCGAGATAGGCGTGTCCGTCCGAGTAGAAATATGCGTTGGTCGCATCCGACCAGATATTCCCGCGCTTCGTGCCGGCGCCGAAACTCGAATTCTTCGCGGTGATCGGGCCGGTGAAATCGGCGCCCGTGAGCGCGGCGTATCGCATCGCGGCCGTCTTGGGCGTGACAGCGCGCAATGCGTCGGTGCCAGCGTTGACTTCGACTTGCGTCGCCAGCTCGATCACGCCCGGCACTTCGGTCGTCGCCGGCGGGTTCAGAAACGTCGCGTCGCCGAACGTGAGTGCTGCCGCGTCCATCGTCGCGAATTGAATGTCAACCGACAGCAGCAGCATTGCGGCTGGCGACTTTTCCATGATCGGCGTCGCTTGGCTGTAGACGCCGAGCAGCACATCGTTTTCGAGGTACAGGCCTAACCCGAACAGCGTGTACTGGTCGGACGTATCGTCCTGCATCGTCACATGCACCGTGTCGGGCGCGATGTTCTCGCCGCCGAACGTGGCGATGCGCTTGAGCTCATTCGGCAGCGTCGTCAGTCCGCGGTCGGTCGAGAATACCGCCGTGGCGAGGCCAATCCGGACGATCTTGTGTGCGTTCGTGCCGTCATTGCCGGGGGCAACGAGTGCCGCGCGGCCGGCGTCCGTTACGGTGATAAGGCTTCCCATGTTCAGATATCCGAGAGTGATAGGCGGCGATACAAGGCCGGTCGCACCGCCGCCGCGACACGTTGCGAGCCCTGCATCGATAAACCTTGCGTGAACGTGTAATGCGCGCTCGCGCGCTTTGAACGCTCGATCTCCGCGATGATGTCGGCAACGTACTCAGCCGTCGGTGGCTGGCCCTCTCGGCCGCTTACTGTCATCACGATGTCAAACGTGCCGGGCGTCCCCGGAGGCTCCAACTCGAACCACTCACGAAGCGCCACGTTGCCGCCAAACGAGGAGACGACTTCCCTCACCGATGCGGCCGTGCCCCGCCTACGAGCGATCGGAATCGCGGCCTTCACGCGCGCACGCTTGACCTGCTCCGGCCAATATTCTTTCCAGGTATCGACGCCGAGGTGCCACGCAAGCCAAGGCAGCAGCGCGAGCGGTATCGCATCCGGATCCATCAGCGTCGTGATTGGAATCGGAACCTCATGCGTGCATGCATTCGTTGCTGCAAGCGCGCGTTCGAGCGGAGTCGCGTTGGCGGGCAGTAGGCTATTCGTCATAGACGCCCCCGTCGATCAGCTCGATATGCGTGCAATACGCCGCCTGCTGCTTTGTCACAGAGATCGCGTCAGCCGGGGTAAGAAGCACCACTTTTTGCACACCCGCGACGCGTATGGCGGCGTACAAGCCATCTTCCGTCACCTCCATCCCGAGCCTGTGCATATCGTCCGCATACTGCTGCGCACGCCTATTTGCCTCGGCAAGCGTCACCGAACGGTCCGGACCGGAAAAGAACTTGAGCGTCGCCCGAATTTCGTAGTGCACAATCTCAGCGCTCTGCACAGTGACTTTGTCGGTGAGCGGACGCACGTCGTCGGAGCGCAAGGCCTCGGTGACGATCCTGATGAGGTCATCGTCCGCGCTGCCGTCCCCTTCGCGCGACAGGATCGTGACCACGATCTCGCAAGGCGCAGGGCTGATCACCGAGGCCGAGAGCACGCGGCCATCAGCATTGCGTGCGTGCGATATATAGGCAACCTCGGGGCCCGCGACCGAATAGCCTTGCGGCGCAAGTTGCGTGCGTGCACGCAGATCGTCGTCCCGTTCCTTTACCTCTTCAACGTGGTTCTCCGGATCGGCCGGGGCAATTGTCAATCGTTGCACGCCAAAGAGCGCCGCGAGGTGCTCGAGATCGGAGCCGGTCGCAAAGGCGAGCATCACGGCGCGACCGGCATCGTTCACCCGAGCGCGATAGCGCACTTCGCGGTAAGCCGCTAGCTCCAGCAGTTTCACCACGGGGTCAGACTTAAGGGCAGCGCTCCAGTCGGAATAGATGCCTTTAAAATTCATGAGCAGGTCCTGATAGATCTCTTCAAAGTCGAGGGTTTCGACCAGATCCGGAGGGTCAATTGCCGTCAAATCGATGGTCGTCACGTCGTCACCTCGAACACAATGGCATCACCCTCATACGTGCCCCGGACACAAAATGTCACCGTGCCGCCCACAATTGATACGACTGAAACGCGCGCGAGTCTGATGCGAGGTTCCCACCGCTCGATCGCGCGAGCGGCTTCGGCCTGCACAGTGGAAATCCATCCGCGCGTGACAGGCAAATCGACCATTCTCGGAATATCGGAGCCGTACTCAGGCCGCTCGCGACGCGTGCCCTTTCGCGTCGACAGGATGTCGCCAATACTCTGGCGCAAATGATCGAGCCCGGTCAGCGGCGCACCCGTCATGCGGTTCATTCCAACCAGTGCTGCGCCGGCGCCCATGATCAAACTCCGGCTGCAGTGCGCTCGAAGTCGCCGTGCCGCTCGAGCTGCTCGATGCGCTCCGCACTCGTCGCGACGATCAGGCTTTTCTCGACCGGTGCGGTGCTTCCGTCGGCAAAGACGAACGTGCGCGATTTGAACGCCTTGTCGCGAAACGTGACGGTTTGCTCGGCGGCGACGCGCGACGTGCTACTCACTTCGCTTTCTTTCGGCATATCCGACCTCCAAATAAAAAGGCCTCGCACGGATGCAAAGGGCGGGCGCCTCGGCATCGCCGTGCCAACCCTCCCAGTAACCCTCCACAACCCGGAGCAGGAGCTTCACTGTGGAATCGTTCCAATCCATACGATGCCGTCCAATATTGAGAAATTCGACAATCTGACCGCGCGCGTATTTGCCTCGCTTTACGAGGCTTTTCCGGTCGAGAAATCACTACAACCCGCCGATTTCGACATCGGTGCGGAGGCCGCCTTCAACGACGCAGACGCGATCAACGCGCCACTATTGAAAGATGTTGAGTTTTTTGCGAGTACCGTCCGCTGGCTTGCATCAGCCGGATACCTGGAGTTCCGCACCGAAAGCAATCTGGGAACCTTTTACGACGCGACTCTCACTTCCAAAGGTCTGGAAGTGCTCAAGGCAGTGCCCGACTCTCTCAAAGATTCGTCCGGCCGCTCGGAGAAGACGCTGGGCGAGTATTTGACCGACTCCGTCAAGGCCGGTGCGGTTGAGGCGATGCGAAAAGGCGCAAGCTATGCGCTTTCGAGCGGCGCAGCGCTCGCTTGGAACGCAGTGCTTACAGCGGTTCGCTAGTGGGCGCACCGTCTCCCTGTTCTCGATGTGTGTGATGCATCAAAGAGACCCCGGCTGCAGTCACATCCTTCGAAAAATGCGCCTCGCCATCGATTTCCGAGGCTGGCCCACCCGCGCTATTGCTACCCGTCATACCGCCCTGGAACGTCAGGCGCTTCTGCGTCGTGCTGTCACCGGTGAAGGTGGAGTCCGGCGCATCGACAAGCAGTTTGGGCGTGGTCTGCGTGATGCCGGCCGTGGTCATCTCCATCTGCGTGTCACCGATGCGAAACACGATTCGCCCGCCCGCCGGCACGGAGAACACGTATTCGTGCGCATCGTGGTCGTAATGCTCATGTGCGCCGTCCGGATAGTCGGTCACCGTCATGTTCGGCGCCTGGCCGTTCGCACCGCCATGCGTGTCGCTATAAAAGCCGGCCACGACGAAGGCGCCCGCCAGCGTGCCGGAGGGCGCGAGCACGACCGCCTGCTCGCCCACGGACGGCGGGCACCAGGTTCGCACCCGTCCGGCCGCAACCGTCTTCCACGGCAATAGCGCACTCACCCACTCTCCATTGCGCACCCTGCATCGCGGTGGATCGTATTGGACGCTATCGATGAAGCCGGCCTGCACGATGCTCGCTAGCAGGCGATCGATCTCGCCGATCTCGTAGTCGCTCAAGTTGAATCTCCCTCGCTCGCGCCGATGCCCTGCAGCGTGTCCTGCGGATCCTGCGCCGGATCCCAATACGCCGACGCGTGCTCGCCACCGATCTCGGGCTCGACGCCCCACACCACTGCCGAGCCGCCCGGCGGGAACGGCGGCATCATGTCGCCCAGGTCGAACTCGTGCGTCCACTCGACCAGCCACACCAAATAGGTGTCCAGGTGCGGCCTGAACGGATCCTCGGCAATCTGCACGAGCTTCGCGGGCGTCACCGGCAATTCCCACGTCTGCGCGTGAATAGCCTGCGCGATGCGTGCAGCCAGTTCGCGCACGCCCAGCTCCGCCTCGTCAGCCATCGGGTCCACGATCGCTCGCGCCTGAAAGCGGCCGATCAACGACGTCTGGCCGGTACCGGGATCATGCCCTGGCTCCATCTCCGACAGCTCGATCACGATGCACGGCGTCGGGATCTTGCGCCCGAGCTTCGGATACGCGTCGATGAAGTCCATCCCGGCGACCGCGTCGCGCAGGCCACCGACGATCGCGTCATGCAGTGTCTTGAGGTTATCGAGCACGTCGCGCATTCCCTATTGCTTTCTGAATTTCATAGTTCACCTCCTGCTTCAGGATCGTCATCAGCCGCGCCTCACACAGTTGCGCGGCCCGCCTGAACGCGGGGTCGCCGGACGTCGACCAGTCCACCGTCACCATCTCGAACGGCGTGCGGGCCTTGCCGGCCCGACGATAGAGCGGGCCGTCGGGCTTGGCCTGCGTCTGTCGCCACGCCCCTTCGAAGGTCAATCGCCCGGCCCGCATACCCTTGCCGGTCTTGGTGATTGTCCCGATACGGTGAGCTTCTACGGGATTCAAGCCGAGCCAGACCTTGCCCGTGTCGGCCGACCGGAGAAAGAAATACAGGCGGCTCTTGATCACCTTCTGCGGGATCTTTGTCGCCGCCGATACCTCTTTACTGGTCTGGCTCTTGATCCAGGCGGCGGTCTTGCGAAGCGTGCGCCGCCACGCGGCCTGCATAGCGGCGGACGACAATCCGTCCAAAGCGGCCGTCACTTGCTTGATGTCGATCTCGACCTTGAGTCGGTCCATCGTCACCCCTTTAAAAGCAACACCGTCCAGCCGGTGCCGTCCGGCTGCAACTCGAAGACGGTGTACCGTTCCTCGCCGACCTCAACGACGCTGCCTTCGCGCATGCGCACTGCGTCGCTGTCACGCACGCTCACCTGCGGATGATCGAGTTGCGTTCGCTGGTGGCCGAGGTCCGGACCGAGCCACGGCGCCGCGAACATGCCGGGCACGGGCACGCCGTCGACCTTGATGTCGTCGTCGGCCAGGTCCCGGACCACTGCCGCATCGAGATCCGCAACCAGGTCGCGGAATGCCATACGTGACTCCTTACACGGTCAGCTTGATGACGGCTTTCGGTCGCGTACAGAGGTGAATCGGATTCGATTGCGCCTCGAGCTCCACGCCCTTGTCGAAGTCCATCAGCTCTTGCTTGGCGTAGTACGGCAAGCCGGTCGTGTTGACCGCTTCCATGTAGTCCGCCGGCGCAAAGCGCGTGATGAACAACTCCGGCACCCCTTCCGGCACCGCATACGCCTCGTTGTCAGCCACGTAACCGATGCCACCGACACGGCCGCGGTAACGCTCGAAGGTGCACCCGCCGAGATCGAACGCATCCCGCGTGTCACCGCGCAGCTGCGCGGCCAACGTCGAGTTCAAGTAAGTCTCTTTGACCGTCTTGAGCACGATGAGGAGGTTCCAGAAGTTGCGACCGCACAGCACGCGCACGCCCGTGAATGGGGTGTTGCCGAGCGCATCCTCGATCGCATCGAGCACTTGCGCGCACTTGCTACGGATCTCGGTGTTTGCCTGGTCGAGCTCGAAGTCGATCGTCGTGCGCTCGATCCCAAAGCGATCGAGCAGATCCTCGACGATGGTCTGGCCATCTGCGTCGAGAATCTGCCCCTTGATCGCGCCGATGCGGTGATACTCATGAGTCGCATCGAGCTGGCGACGCATCTTGCCGAGGCGCCGATTCACCACCGTCTGCACCGCCTCGAGCTCAGTTTCCGATCCGAAGGCGCGAAGGTTTTGGACCTCGTCGGCGCCGATGGTCGCGCGTTCGGGCAGGTGCACCGTATTGAACGGCAGCATGCTGCGCTTGCTGCCCTTGATGACCTGCGCGGGAACACCGCGGCGACCGGCCGGCACGAGTGCCAGCGTGTCACCGTCCTTCTCGATCTGGACGACGGTCGTGGTGATCCCCTGCTCGTCGAACAAGCCGAGGGCCGCCAGCCGGCTCGGCACATACGGCGTTTCGTTGATGGCAGCGCTGAGCGACGACAGCGAGAAGGCGTCGTCGTTAAAGAGGGCGATATCCGCCATAGAAGCTCTCCTGGAGTTTAAAGCGAGCTCGCGCGGGGGCGAGACGTTGTGCAACGTGGGGCGTCAGGCGTTACGGACGGACAATGACGAACTGCTCGGCCAGGTCATTGCGTGCGCCGGCATCGAACCCCGTCAGCAACGCTTCGGCGACTTCGGCGAGCCGCACGATCGCGACGGCCGGTCGGTCTGCGCTCGACGCCGCGAGCGGGCCGTAGAGTACGGCGCTCGCCACTTCGGCGCCGGTGTTCGCGGCGTTGTCGTAGGGCGCGTACTTACCGGTGCCGAGCGTGCCGAGGATCTGGCCGGCCGGCAGCGCATCGCCAGCTTCAACAATGATCGGCTCGCGCGAAATCCGGCCTTGGCCCTCGGACAGGAGAAACTCGCCCGTCTGCACGCCTTGGGTATAGATAGTGGACATACAACTGCTCCTTTAAGGGATGGACCAAGTTACTTTGCACCGCCTTTTCGAGCGGCGTAGATGGACGCCGCCTTCGGTCCTTGGGGCGATGCGGAAACGTCGCCGGCGGTTGGCCTTTGCCGGTTGTTCAGCTGGCGCTGCGAGGCCGTCACCGCTTCGAAGAGCCGAGCGCGCACCTGATCGGACGTCAGACCGTCGCGCACGAACTCGACGGCCCGCTCCGGCAACTCGGCCGCGAGACATAGGCCAGCGATGTCCTTCGCGCTCTGGATCGATGCATCGACAGTGGCGCGATCGCGCAAGCCCGACGCCGTGACAATGCTTTCCGCCAGCGCCGACAGATTCGCTTCGCGGCACGCGTTAAACACATGCGCTGCCAAGACACTCGCCGTCTCCGCTGACGCGGCCGGAACCGGCTCTTGCGGCGCAGGCGCAGGCGGTGGATCGACCGGCGGAGGATTCGAAGTCGGTGCGACGGCCGGCGGTGGCTCATCTGCCGGAGGATCGTTGGCGGGCGGCGAATCCCCCGCGCCCTCGACGAGCGCCTTGACCGGCTCCGGGGCCTTTTGAAAACGGGCGAGCAGTCCGGCGGCGTTGGTCGACGCGGCAAGGCGCACCGGCTCTTCGATCACATCGCAGAACCCGAGCGACTGCGCTTCGAGTGCCGTGAGCCAGGTCTCGGCGTCCATCATCGCGACGAGCTCGTCATCGGACTGTCCGCTCTTGCGCCGATACGCCGCGAGAATGCCGTCGCGCGCCTTGTCCATCATGTCCGCCGTGCTGCGCAGATCGGCCGCCGTACCTAGCGCAATCGTCCACGGGTTGTGAATCATCAGCATCGCGTTCTCCGGCATCACGACCTGGTCGCCCGCCATCACGACGAGCGACGCCGCCGATGCCGCAACGCCATCGACGCGAGCGGTCACCTTGCCCGCATACCGGCGCAAAGCGTTGTAGATCGTGAAGGCGTCGAACACGTCGCCGCCCGGCGAATTCACAGCGACGATGACCTCCGCTGCACCTCCCGCCACGGCGTCGAGCTGCTCGATGAAGCCCTTCGCTGTCGCGCCCCAGAAGCCGATCTCGTCATAAATCCGAAGCTCGACGACGGCCCCCTGCGCGTTCGTCGTCGCCTTGATGTCCCACCACTTACGATTTTTCATCGAGGTCCCTGCTTTCAAGTTGGTACGTCGCCGGCGATATCGCGATCGCGCGGGTCGGTGTCGTATTGCAGGCCGAGCGCATCGGCGCGTGCGTTGTCAGCCGCGTTCTCTTCGTCGACCTGCTCCGGATCCTCGCCCTGCTTGAGAATCGATGCGGAGCGGCTCGTGAGGCCCGAGCGGATCGCCAGCTTTTGCGCATTGACGTCCTGCACCGGATGGATGTACGGCCAACCTTGCGGCACCCACCGGACCCGCAAATACTCACGGCGCGTGCGATAGAAATCCGGCATCGGCATGGCACCCGACAACGCGCAGGCGTCTACCCACCACGCCCACACGCGGTTGCAGTACTGGTGAATGAAAATGTTCCACTGCAGCTGCTCGATCGCGCGGCGAAATTCGTTGAGCAGCACGCGCAGTACGCGATCGCCGACTTCGCGCAAGTCGCCGGTAAGGATCTCGTACGGCATGCCGACTGATGCCGCCGCTGCCATTAGCTGCTGACGCATAAAAGGCCCGTAGTCGCTACCCGCGCCCGGCGGCTGCGCAAATGCAACCTCTTCGCCTGGCGCCAACTCCTGCATGGAACCCGGTTCGAGCGAAACGATCGGCGAATAGCCGTCCCCGTCATACACCACTGGCTGCCCCGTCATCGGGTCAATATCACCGGGGCCCGATGCCGTCGCCTGCGGCTTTGTGATGAAGCCGGCGAACAGATTGCTGACCTCCTGTCGGAACAACACGGCATCGTCGAAATTGTCGAGCGAATGCAGGCGCAACAGCACCGTCGCAAGCTCCGGAACACCGCGAATCTGTCCCGGGCGCAACGGCTGGAAGACGTGCGCGATGTCATCCGCCGGAACCGCCACCGTCGCCATGCTCGTCGTGTTGAGCCGGTTGTATTCGCCCGGGTGTCTCCGGTAGAGGTGGTAAGCAACGCGCAGGTCATCGGCGTCAAACTCGACGCCGTTCAAAATCTCGCCCCCATTGCGACCGAGCTCGTTCTTCTCTACGGGCAGTTGATCAGCTTCCATCAATTGCACCTGCAGGGGCACCGCGAGGCCATCGGATGGCCTGCGAAGCCGTCGCCGGAGCAAGGTCTCGCCGTCGCTGAAGAACGCTCGAGCCGCGAGCGTCTGTTGCCCGTAGAAGTCGAGCAGGCCGTCCGCGTCTGCCTCTTTGACCCAGTCATCCCAAAGTTGCTTTTGCTGCTTGGCGATATCTTTGTTCGGGTGTTGAGGATGCGGCTGAATTCCGGTGCCAATCGTGTTGGAGACGAGTCGCGCAATCGCGGTCTTTGCCCACGGATCGTTGCGGATCGCATCGCGCGCACGACTACGCAGCAGCGGAAGGTTTTGCACCGCGGCGAAGTTCGGACCGGCACTCGATGTCTTCCACGTCCGCCCGCGCGCGCCAGCTGAACTTGCGGACTCGTATGCGGCCGCTTTCACGCGCGTCGGCATGACAAAGCCTCGCTTCGCCAGTGCGGGATAAGATCCGCTCATCGAACCCCCTTGCCCGCGCTGCGTAACCGGGAGATCCGTGAGCGGGGACGCTCGCTATCGAGCCCGCGCACGATCTCCGTTTGTGCCTCACGCAGCTCGGCGATCGAGCGATAACGCACCCTGCGGTCGTGATACTGCACTTCGAGCTCACCTTTCGCGATCGCACTCTGAATGCGGTCCAGGTCAGCCTGTGTATAGGCCATAAGGTCACTCCTACCGACGGCGTTTCAGATAAGACGAACTCCCGACGCGTCGGACGGGCAAGCGGGTTGCAGGAGGCTGGATCGGCTGGGTCGGCTTGGCCGGATGAACAGAAGGCTGCACGGAGGCAACGGATGGCGCCACTTCGACGATCTCGGCGCTCGGTTCGATCGGTCGCGCTTGCGCCACTTCTCCGCCTTCGGCAACTGGCGGGTCTGCGGGCTGCGTCGGCCTGAACAGATCGTCGCGTTCGAGATTCGATTGCAGTGTTTCCCACTGAAATGCTCGCCAACGAGGTAACCCGACAAAGGCTGCCGCGGCCATGTTGTAGACCATGATGTCGAGAACCTCGTTGCGAGCCGCCTTCGGCTTCCACCACTCGCGTTTCGCCTTGCCGCCGATCCACTTGGTCACGAGCCGCTCGACCGTGAGCTGATCGAAGAAGTCGGGCGGCAGCTCCGGCGAGAAGTGAATACGGTGTGCGCCGCGCCCCTCGAGCTTCAGCCAACCCGTGAGCTGCTCCTTCGCCGCGAACGTGCCGATCGGATAGATATACGCCCCGTTCTCTACCTTCAGGCCCTGCCAATTGAAGTCCTGCGCGCTGCGCTTGCCCAGGAGGGGCCGCTTCTCTTCGCCAAACCCTTTCACGCCGAAGAATCCCTCGTGCGAGCGCTCACGCAGCCACGCATAGCAGCGTTGCGCGTTGTACCCGGTATCCACCGCGCAGGCCCGCACATATAGGTCGCGGCCCCAGGCATTGCGGATCGGCGTGCGCACAATGTCGCGCATCTCGGTCCATGGATCGTCTTCGTTGGTGTCGCCGTAGATGACCCGGTAATCGACCACCCACGCCTCCTCGCCGATGCCCCACGCGATGATCAGGAGCTCCAGCCGATCGGGCTGCACGTCGACGGCGCCCGTCAGCACGAGGCCGCCCGGCGGGATGGTGCCGAGGCGATACGTTTCGGTCTGTGCCCGCTCCTGCAATGCGTGCGCCTTGATCCGGTCGCCCGGCTGCTCCCATGTCAATGCGAGGCGCGTGTTCCAGAATTTCTTCAGCTTCGCGAAGTCGCCGGCGTCCGCTGCCTTCTGTGCCTCCATGAACTCGCGCACGAGCGCGGGCCAGCGAACCCACGGCGAATACAGCGAGTTGATCCAGAAGCCCGCGGCCTTGTTCGGACCGGGCGCCTCCGCAATCCAACGGCCGCCCGCCAACAAGTCCGGCTTGTGGCGTTCCTCGATCAGCCCGTTGCACTCGACATCGACGCAGATGTACATCGCGGTGTCCGGGTCATCATCGACCCAACGCAAGCGCCGACGACCATCGGCGTCCGCCCAAATGAGCGGCTGCTCGATGGCGCAGTGCGGACACTTCACGTAGTAGCGGCGCTGGTCGCTGTTCTGGTAGCGGAACTCGATCTCCGACGCATCTTTCTCGGTCGGCGTCGAGGTGTAAAGCCGCTTTGCTCGCGCGCCGAACGTATCCTGCCGGTTCGAGGCAAGCCCGATCGGATCGCCTTCCCCGTCGACGTCGTTCGGATATCCGTCGACCTCGTCGAAATGGATGTTGCGCGCCGGCATCGAGCGCAGCCCGACCGCGCTATTCGCGCCCGTGACGACGACCATCGAGCCGCCGTCGAATTCCTTTTCGAGGATCGTGTTGGCGCTATCGCGCGAGCGCTTCTCCGCTGCCTTCGCCTTGATTGCCGGTGTGCTGTCGACCATTTCCGACAGCCGCTGCCGGCTCCAGCGCTTCGCAAGATTCAGCGTCGGCAGCACGACCAGAAACGGACTCGGCACCCGATCGATGGAATAGCCGAGCCAGTTCATGCCGGTCTCGCTCTTGCCCACCTGCGTGCCTGCGACGAACACGACGTCCTGCACGTGACTGGTGACCGAGAGGCAATCCATCGGCTCACGCAGATACGGTGTGCGCGATGTACGCCACTCGCCGGCCTCAGCAGCCACCTTGCGCGAAAGCTGGCGGTTCTCGTCGGCCCACTCGGAAACCTGCACGATCGGGTCGAGCTCGATCCCCGCTCGCCACGCGTCGGTGGCAAGCGTCCAAGCATCTATCGATCTCATTAGTCGACAGGCCGTTGTGGCACGAGAACCGTCGTCGCGATCTGCTTTAAGCAGTCGCGTATTTCAGCGTCGAGCATATTCATTACCTTCAGCGGATCAGATTCGAATGCCACCTGAAGGTGGATACGTTCGGGCAGCGCCAGCAGCCGTTTCGCCACCGTCGCCCGCGCCATCGGGCGCATCTCATTACAGGGCGGCCATTCCGGCGTCTACGCTGCGACTGGTTGAACCGCACGGGCAAACAAAAAGCCCCGAGGCTTTCGCACTCGGGGCTTCACGGAAATTCAGGGCGCACGACTCCAGCGTACTCAGCAGGCTCCATTTATCTTTCTTCTGTCCCGTTGAGGTTGCACGACTAACGCGCGGTGCCAGCGAATTGTTTGTTGACCAAACGAGTGCGAGTCTATTCGTGCGTTCACCAAAATGCAAGCCTCACCGCGCGCGGAGCGCCCGCTCGAACTGGGCTTCGGCCTCGGCGTCAATCTGGAGCAGGATCGACATAAGCCATTCGAAGCGATCCGCCCACCGACGATGGTACTGATCGAGTGGAACACCGAGCGCGCGTGCCCGCTTCGCAGCATTGATCGGCTCTTTGCCGCTGCCATTGCAGTGAGTGCACAGGTGCGGCACGTCCGCAAAGGGATGTTCTTCGTAAAAGCCCTTTCCATAGCAACCGGGACAGAGCGTCCGATCGGCGATCGGCCACCTGGAGAAGCGCAAGCGAGAATCGACCGCATCACGCACAGGTCGACACGTTTTGCAATCCACGCGCTTGGTGGTACGGCCGCCACCGCCGAGCATCCCTCGACCACCGCACGCCGAGCATTGGTCCGCCACCCACTCGACGATGGCCCGTTCGGCGAATCGCACCAGCAACGAAGATCGATCGGCGGCGGCGTCTCCCTGCTTCTTTTCTTCGGCTGCCTTCGCGAAGCTCGATTTGCCGCGCCTGTATCGACCGTTCAGCGTAATGCGCGAAGCGAGCAGGAGCGACGCGCGATGCAGCGCACGCTGTCGCAAGTCCTGCCCGTACTTCAAGTGCCAGAGCATACTGCCCAATTCATCGACCGACGCCAACGCACCCAAAGTTACTTGGCGATCCGGCGCCACGTCCGCAAGTTGCACGCGAACATTCATCGCAATTCCGGCCCTCTCTTTGAGAACGCTCATCGGCTTACTCCTTTATGTCCCAATGTCCTAATGTCCCAAAGGAGATAGGTCGTAGGCGTGCGGGCCCGCGCGCGACATGCGCCCTCCGCGCACGTCGCACGCCTGCGCACGTCAGGCCAGGGAGCGATTGGGACGTTGGGACACGGGACGGTGACAAAAAAGACCGCACACGGCGCGCCAACGCTGCCGCCGAAGCGCGCCGAACGGGTCGCTAAATGGACATGCATGGCGCGCTGCGCGCGCGGGTTGGAAAGGAATTGGTGTGTCATGAGCGAATCAGAGCGGGCTGTCATCGTCGTCACCGCCGACCAACGCTGGCGCCCCGAGCTCAGCCGTGGCCGGCGCATTGTCTTCCGGCACGTAATACCAGCCGCGACGCCCGGTCGACTCACGCTTGCGGACCCAGCCGAGCGATTTGAGCGCCTTGCCGATGCGCCGCTGCTCGGGCAACGTCCACTTCGACGTGTCCAGCTTCAACACGTCGGCGAGGATTTCCTCCATGGTGATTCGCGCAACCAGCTCCAGGTGATGAGCGATTTTGTCCTCGTACACATCACCCTCATAGCGCTCCGCCTGCTCGAGCTCGAACAGATACTTCTCCGCTTCCGTGACGTGCCAGACGACCCCTTGTCGATACAGGTGCACGGCCTCCGCCCACAACTGGTCGCGATCACGGCGCAGGCCGTCGACGTCGATCGGCCCGCCCACTCGAATCGGCCAGTATCGCCGGTTGCCGGACTCGTCCTTGAGATACGTGTCGAAGTTCACGGAACCGGCGAACACGCCTTGCCGGTGCACGTCGGTGGCTCGCTTTCCGTAGAAGTTTCGAAAGCGGTCCGTCTCGGTCGCGAAGAAGCTCTTGGCGGCCGACGAGTCGCTCTTGTTCAGCGAGTCGAGTTCGGCCAGCTCGATGATCCACTTGCCCGCCATCACCGCGTACGAGTCCTTGTCGCCGATGCGAATGGGCGAGTTCGTGTACCACGGTTTGCCTGCAATAACCTCCAGTGCCGTCGATTTGCCCCACCCCTGCTTGCCTTCAAGGATCAGCACGTTGTCAGCCTTGCACCCGGGTCGCATCACACGAGCCACTGCGGCGATCATCCACTTCAAGCCGGCGAGCCGCACGTACTCGCTATCGGCCGCGCACAGGTACGTTACAGGCCACGCCTGCAGGCGTTCCGTTCGATCCCACGTGAGGCCCTCGAGGTATTGCCGGACGTCGTGGAAGTGATGCTGATCGGCCACCAGCAGCACCGCGTTCATCACAATGTCCGGACGCACGGAGATTCCGTATTTTTGCGATAACCACAGCACGCAGCGGTGATCGTCCATATCGGTCCACTCGCCGAGTTCGGCCTGCTGAAGCGGAGGCAGCTTGCGCTTCACCACGCGCCCGGCGAAGTCGTCCTGGGCGATCACGCCGTCCCAATCCTTGTGATTCGTCAGAATCATATGGACGTTGCCGAGCACGGGCAGCAGTGCGCCCTTGTCCGAACGGGCCAGATCCCGCTCCCAGGTCCACGCGCCATTCTCGGGTTCGCGCCCGTCGTCTTCCGGCGTTGCAGCGCCGGCGGACGTTGCGTCGATCGGCGTGATCGTGCCAAGAACCGTACGCACACCGTTCGCCGACTCAGCCGACACAATGCCCGCCGCTTCCATCGCCTCGATCAGACGTGCCGCCCGGTTAAAACCAATGCGTAGGTGCCGCTGCACAAGCGAGACAGACGCACGCCGTTCTTTGCGCACGATGCCGACCGCCTGGTCGAAGAACGGATCGTCGCCCGGCTCGACCGCCTGCAGGTGCGGAAATACTGGGACTTCCGACGCGGCCGGCGCGAGTGCTGCAAGCAGGCCCGCCTCGATCTGCGCCTTCACGACATGCAGGCCTTCCTCGCAGTGCAGATCGTTGAAGTCGGTAAGCTTACGATCGTCGCGGTTGGCGAATAGAGGAAACACGACGCTCGCGTTACCGACCTCCGCTGCCGCCTCATAGGCGCGTTTGAGGCCGGTATTCTCGAACCGACGTTTACGCTCAGGCATCACGTCGTTGGCGATCGTGAGCTCGAGATACCCGACGCCCTGCTCGTCGGCCTTGGCTCGCACGCGCACCATGTACCACGTGTGCTTCGCCTCGATCCGAACGGCGTCGCCGTCGACCAGCAGCTCACCGGTGAAGCCATAGTCCTCCGCGAGGTGATCGCGCAGGCGCTGCTCGGTCTTCCAGTCGTCGTCGGCGCAGATCAGCAGGTGCAGATTCGGGTACGCATGACGCAGGTAGCGAGCAGCGGGCAGAATGCCGCCCGCATCGAAGCACACGGTGAGCGGGATCCGCTCGGCGGTGGCCATACGGATCGAGCGGCCGGTCGCATAGCCTTCGGCGATCATTGCGACCCGATCGTGCGCATCGATGTCGCCAAGCAGGAACGAGGCGCCCTTCTTTTCCATGCCTTTGTTAAACCGCTTGGCACCATCGGGAGTGATTTTTTGAAGCCCCGCGAGACGCATGCCGTTGTCATAGTGGAACATCGGCACCAGGAGCACGCCTTCGTCATCGAATCGCACGCCCTCCGGCGTGATCTGCTTGCGATCGAGATAGGCCGACGCACCGTCGTCTTTCGCCTTCTGCCATTGCGAATGCGCTCGGTTCGCTGCGAGCTTGGCAGCCTGGGCGGCCTTCGCTGCCTCGATGCGCTCCGTCTCCTCTTGCCGCTTGCGCGTCTCGGCAAGATCATCGGGCGTGAGCTTCGCGCCGTTCCACTGGAAACGTTCGGTTCCGGCGTCATCGCCGGAGAAATGGCCGTACGTGCCGGTGTACCCGAGCACGGTGCCTGCACGAACGACCTCGCGCAGCTGATACCAGAATTTCTTCCTCTGACCATAGCGGTGGTGCTTGCCGTCCGCGATCGGATGGCCTTGCGGTAATGGCGGATGCCCAGCTGCGATCAGTTGCCCGATGACCTGGTCTAACGATGACATTCGATGACTCTCCTGAGCAGTTCAGCTTGATAAAGACGGCTGCGCCAGACGGCGCGTCCTGCAACATAGGATTGGCGCCCGATCGCGCATCGATGGGTCGATGGATTGCGTCGACGAAGCGCGGTGCAACACGTGTTCAAAGTCACTTTGGCCTCGGGGCGCGTCGCGCGCGCAGTTGATGCCACTGCGCGTCGTGACGGGCGTACAGTGCCTCGTATTCGGCGTCGCTGAGGTAATGGCGAAGGTATTCAAAGAAGTTGCGCCGTTCGTCTTTCGTCGGACGGGCGGCGCAATAAAGAGCGGCTCCGGCCGTCCACTCGCTGACGATGTTCAGAGAGCGACAGGCGGCAAGGAGCACGTCCGCCGGGATTGGACCGAAGAGCGGCTGCAGGAACGCTTCGACCTTGTGCGGCTCATTGGCACAAAGGAGGGAGAGTTGGTGCGTGGCGCAGGCAAAGCGCCGGTCAGGGTCGCATGCGAGGCCAATGCGCGCGCGATGTGCGTTGCAGCAGATGCGATCGATCGGAAACTGCATCTGCTTACTTGCGGCGAAGTTTTGAAAGGCGGATGGCCGTGCGAATGAGGCGCTCGAAGATGCGTTGCCCCTTGCGGCTGACCACCGTTAGCGATTCGGCCTCGTGTAGGTCGATACGGCGGTCCTGTACGGCGCGGATCACCTCGGTTGCGACTTCGCCGACATGAGCCTGCAGATCCAACGTTGCCACGGTTAGGGACTGAATGTCGTGCGGATGTTCGTGATCAGTGGCCTGCTCGCCGGAGACTGTCGTCGGCGCTGCGATCAAGCCGAAGCGCTCATTGAGCGCGTGGAGCGCATCGAGGGCGTAGGGTTCGCTCTCGCGCTTCTCCTGCATCCATTCGAGCATTAATTCGAACATCTCCATCGAGAGACGGTTCTCGCCCTCGCCGCGCAATCGCAAGCGCAACGACTCGGGCGTGATGTTCTTGCCGCGACGGTGCGCGAGAAAGTTGGCGGCATCAGCGACTCCGCCCGGTGCTTTGCGGACCGACGTGTACAGCACGTCGAGCCATTCGGTCCCACTGTATCGACACGTCATGCCCCGCCCCAATTCTTTGGAATGTGCTTTTTCATACTGTCTGCCGCTGGCCTGTGCTCGTACGATGCGAAGTTGGCTCAACCAAATCCAAACTCGATGTTCAAAAAATCTTCATTGCGCCCCGTCCGCGCTTTCGGCCAACACCGACTCCTCAGAAAGACTCGTGAAGTAATAAGGCAGCACTTGAATCCCCGAATCGCCGCGACCGGTGATCAAGCGAGCGCTGATGTCGGTGAGTGTGGAGTAAGGCACGTCGGTCAGTTCGGCAGTCGACCGCAAGTCGCCCTCTTCCTTGTCCGCGCGAGCCATGGCGGCATCGAGAGGTGTTGGATCTCGGTGGTGGGATGAGACGACGCCAGGCGACGGCCTACGCGTGGTGGATACCCGGTGCAAATCTCAAAGAGTACGTGCTCACAATTCACGGCTGCTGCGATTCCTGCATGGACTCATCCAATTGGCGGAGCGCGTCAGGATTCATGGCGCGAAATGCGACCATCCACGGATCTGGAATGTGGTTTCCGCTTACCCACTGCGAAATTCGGCCCTTGGTTAAGCCGGTGATCTGCATCACCCTGCGTCGCCCGCCCATTGCTTCGATAATTTTGGTCGCATCCATGTCTGAAGTATAGAACGCTAAACCATCGGAGACAAGCAATCTAAACCACTGATGGTTTAGATTCTTAAACCATGAGCCTTGCCGAACGTATCCACACAATCCTCACCGAGACTGGCATCGACCAGCCGACGCTTGCCAACCATGCCGGGGTGACCAAGGGCACTGTCAATCAGTGGCTGACAGGGCAAATCAAGTCCATCAAGCTCGAATACGCGGTGGGAATTCAAAACGCGCTCGGGTATAACGCGGTGTGGATCGTTATGGGCCAAGGTAAGAAAACTGCTCCAAAGGCAGACAACGACGAAATCGTGTGGGACCCGCAGCCGGTTCCGCCGGGACGACCAATTCCAGTTTTAGGCATGGCACAGTTAGGGGACGACGGCTACTGGGCAGATATCGAATACCCGGTCGGCCATGGGGACGGGTTTATTGACTTCCCTTCGACGGACAAGGATGCGTACGCCTTGAAGTGCGTAGGCGACTCGATGCGCCCGCGGATTAAAGATGGTGAGTTTGTGGTGATTGAACCCAATCGGCCCGTCGAACCGGGTGACGAGGTGCTGGTGAAATCTGAAGACGGTCGCGTGATGGTCAAGGAGTTTGCGTACTCCCGCGCTGGTCGCATTCACCTGCTTTCCACCAACGCTGCCCACGCGACCATCGCGATCCCCAAAGAGCAGATTGCAAAGATGCACTTTGTCGGAGCCATTGTGAAGAAGGCATCGTGGCGCCCAACTTGACCCTCAGTCTTAAGAGCAACCCGCCGTTCGGCGGGTTTTTTTTCGCAGAGCGGTAGAAAACTATCTCGGTGGTTTAGTTTTCTTGACTGCTGTGGTTTAGCGTTCTATCCTACATCACGTTTTCGACAAGAGGACTGTGATGAAACGCTACCGTTGCTTTTACCTGCTGGCGGGTGACGAGCCCTCGCTCACCCGATCCATTCAATTACATGCTGCCGATGCGAGCCGAGCCGCTCGGCTCGCAGCGAGCGTCACCGGCTGCGCCATGGTGACGGACGTTGTCCGCATGGGAGACGTCGAATGAGCGGCCTCCCCGACTTCCGAACTTCAGCCCGCATAGCGCGACTGCGCGAAATGCAAGGCTTGCCGCCGGAGATTCCGCTCGGCCACACCATCTACCGCCAAAGTGACTTTGAAAAGTCCAAGCTCTGGCGAGCAGTGTTCATCGCGGCGTTCGTCATCGGGATTGTCAATCTCGTTGAGCCTGCGCCGCGATCGGATCCTGCACCGGCTACCGCGCATGACACGCGCGCCGTAGCCCGCCCGACCGTGTAGGTGCGGCCATGTCCAATCGGATCCCCGTTACTGATGCTGAGATCGCGAAGGAACACCGCCTTCGCGGCGTCCGTGGTTCGGCCTCCTCCGCCATCACCAACGCCGCAATTCGAATTTGCCTGACCAACTGCGCCGAGCTGCGCAAGAAGCAGCATCATCCAGAACCATTAGAGCCGGACCTGAAACGCCTCGCGGCCGGCGATATCGACTGAAGAGACCCATGCCAAAAATTAATCAACTCCCGCATCGCGAAGTTGAGCGTACCGACACGCTCTGCCTTCGCACTCGGGTCAAATACGATCCGATGGCGTCACGCGCATCGACGCCTGTAATGGTCAGCGCCTACGTCGTGCATCGCAAGCCGCTTCAAGGCAGCGTTCATACGCTCTACATGATCATGGACGGAGGCGACGTCGCGCGGACACAGATCTCGTATCCGAGCGAAGGTGACTGCGAAACCGCACTCCGCGCACGAACGAACGCTCGGCGCGCAGCATGTGCCGCCATTAGCAAAGCGAAGCGGTCCGGAAAGAAGGGCTGGCAGGCGAAGCCGATGACCGTTAAGGAGGCCGCGTGACGCTGTCCTCTTTCATAGCGATCACCATCTGCATCGCTGTGTGGCTGTTGCTGCAAAACGGCCGGCGCCGCGTGTACGGTGCGGTGCTCGGTCTCGCCAACACCCTCCTCTGGATCCTCGCGGCACTCTCGGCCGGCACAAACATGGTCGCCCTGGTCGCCGGCGTTTGCGCGCTGCAATTCGCATGCTTCCTGCTCGCAGTTGCGAGCGTATCGTTCCGGAGATCACATGCGCACTGACCTGTCCGACATCGCAAAGCACCTGATCCTATTGCTTCGCGACAAAAGCGCCGCGCTCAACTTCGACGAGCTCCGCGAGCAACTGCCCGATGCAGATTTCCAATGGATCGTCGCCGAACTGATGATGCTTTGGCGATCGCGCGTTGTCCGTCGCGGCGTCGACACGAAAACCGGTCGCGTCGTGTACTGGCTGAATGACGTAAATCCAAATCGCCACATCCAGGAGGAAGTGGACCCGCTGCTCCCCCGTCCGCAGGAGGATCACCATGTCTAAGTCGCGCGGATTGGCGCTCGACGAGCCGATCGTCACCGGCAACACAAAAGCCGCAGTGAAAGCCGCGGGCGGCGGATCGTCTGACCTCTGGACGGTCCCGCCCTCCGCCTTGCACTACGACTCACGCGACAATGTGCGCTCCCTCGACCCGGAGCGAGTCCGTCACGTTGCTGACCTGATCAAGGCCAACGGATACGACCGCAAGAAACCGATCGGCTGTATCGTCAAGAAGGTCGACGGCGAGGATCGGATTTACGTGTACGAAGGCCAACATCGCTACCATGGCGCCTTGCTCGCGATCAGCGAAGGTGCCCCCATCGAACGCCTGCCTATCGTCATCGACGAAGCGAAATCGGTCAATCGCGTAAACCTGATTATCGCGGGCGTTACGAACAACGATGGCGAGAAGCTCACGCCACTCGAGCTGGCCGCTGCCGTCGTCGAGCTGCAGCTCCTCGACGTCGACCAGGCGACGATCTGCAAACGCCTCGGCATTTCGGACCAGACTGTGCGTGATGTTGTGCTGCTGGCAAATGCGCCCGAGCAGATTCATTCGCTTGTTCGGTCAAAGACAGTCTCATCGACTCTCGCCATCGAAGAGATTCGTCAGCACGGTGCGAAAAAGGCGCTAGACCGCCTTGCAAAGGCGGTGTCAAATGCCAAGGCAAGCGGAAAATACAAGATCACCAAGAAGGCACTCGAAAAGCCGGCGATAGACAAAATCAGCGCCCCACATGCAAAGCAACTTTTGCAGGCATTGCACGCTGTGCTGCACGACCCGTTCTTCGGAAAACTATCGCCGGGCACGATTACCGGTGTACACACCGCTCTCATGCCACTCGCGGACCTACTCGATGCGGCACTTAAAAAGGGCTCACCGGAGACAGCGCATATCGATGCAGAAGGCGACCCAAACGACTACGCGGTGACGCCTCCCGATGAGCACGGCAATGTCGAACCGAGCGAGATCTTCACACCGGGCGGACGGCGCGGCGACAGGCCTTTGGCCGAGATCCGCATCGCGCAGTATGCGCCCGGTCGCGATAGCGACGGAAAGCGGACAGATAAAATTAATGGAGCAGCTGAATGAACACGGTATTCCTGTTGATGGCCCAGTTCGGCGCGAGGGCTGTGATCCCCATCGATGAGGTGTGCCGCGCCTATTTTCCGCATCTTGAGGTCGACAAGCTCCTGCGCAAGATCAACTACGGCGAGATCAAACTTCCTCTTGTACGCATTGAGGCGTCGCAGAAGAGCGCCAAAGGGGTCTATGTGCAAGACCTCGCCAACTACATTGATGAACGCAGGGCGGCAGCGAAGAAAGAATGTAACCAGTTGACTCACACGTCCTGATACCTGCAAAGCGCCGTGTCGAATGCAAGTGAATGCGAAAACTCTAACAACCGAGCGAAGACCTCTTTGTCCAGTCACCGACAAGAACGAGGTGTCCGACACTGATCGCGAGCGACCGAGCGCCATCAACTCGGTTGCTTCCTTGCTACAGCGGTAGGACGCGACTGGCCTCGGACAGTCGCGTTCGGATCCCTTAACAAACGGTGGGTGCCACCCGCAGGCAACCAAGAGCGCGACCGATTCCGGACGCAAGACGAATGTTCGCAGCTCGTCAATCCTCCTACTGGACCGTGGTCTACGCATGCATAGCGCCAAACGCCCCGCGGAACAGTTGTAAGCATTCGACCTGCACCGTCGCGGATTACGTTGACGTGTGAGGGGATCGGCTGCTAGCGAACGGGATCGATGTGTGAGGCAGCGGGAAGCAAAGGAGCGACGTTCCAGGGTAACAGTTCGTCGATCCGGTTCACCGGGTGATCTGCGATGCGTTCGATGACGTAGTGCAGGTAGGCTTCTGGATCAATGCCGTTCAGGCGGGCAGAACCGATCAGGCTGTACATCGCAGCCGCACGTTCACCGCCTGAGTCCGCACCGGCAAATAAAAAATTCCGCCTTCCGATTGCTACACCGCGCAATGCGCGCTCGGCAATCAGATTGTCAATCTCAGTCTGACCATCGCTGCAGTAATAGACCAGCGCAGGCCAGCGATTCAACGAATACTGGATCGCTTTGGTGGTGTCCGACTTCGCGGAGAGTGTGAGAAGCGTCGCCTCGAACCACCGCTTCATATCATCAAGCAGCGGCACAGCCTTCTCCTGGCGAACGCGCCGTCGTTCTTCAGGCGGCTTGCCACGAATGTGCTCTTCGATGCGATAGAGAGCGCCGATGCGCTCGAGTGCTTCGCTGGTGATCGGTGATGCCCGAACAGCGTGCAGATCATGTAGCTTTCGACGTGCATGCGCCATGCACGCTGCTTCGCGAATCTGACCGCCGAGGTACAGATCTGCATAGCCGGCGAAGGCGTCTGCCTGCAGTACGCCCGTGAAGTTGGCCAGGTGACGCTGTGGATGTTCGCCGCGACGATCCGGTGTATAGGCAAACCAGACCGCCGGCGCTTCGTCCGAACCGCTGGGCCGGTCATCGCGCACATACACCCAGAGCCGGCCGGTCTTCGTCCTGCCATTGCCCGGCGCAAGCACCGGCAGCGGTGTGTCGTCGGCGTGAACCTTGCTGCCGCCAAGTGCATGGCGGCGCACCGCGTCGACCAGCGGGTTGAGTAGCCAGGTCAGACTGCCCAGCCAGTGGCCCATAGTGCCCGGTTCGATCTCGACTCCGTCGCGCGCGTACATGACGGACTGGCGATAGAACGGGATGTGGTACGCGAACTTCGATGTCGTGATGTGGGCGAGCAAAGCTGGACCGGGCAGGCCGCGATCGATCGGCCGGCTCGGCGCAGCGGCTTGCACGATGCAGTCGCAGCACGAACAGGCGAATTTGGGACGGCGATGACGGATGACGCGGAAGTGCGCGCGCACGTATTCAAGTTGCTCGGATACGTCTTCGCCCAGCGGTTTGAGTGTGCCACCGCATTCCGGGCAGTCTTCCTCGATGGGCCGATGCACACGCTCTTCGCGTTCGAGGTGATCAGGTAGTGGTTTGCGACAGGCGCTCTCGCGGCGTTGATGCGCCTTCTTCGAATCAGCCTGGGCGGCCGCACCTTCATCGGCCTGCAGGTCCTCAAGTCGCAGTTCGAGCTGCTCGATCTGACGCTCCACCTTCTCAGACTTGCGACCGAACTGCATGCGGCGCAGCTTCGCAATCGTCAGCTTCAGATGCTCGATCTCGATTACGCGGGAGCTGAGTTGGTCCTGCAACTCGACGACCCGCTGCGCGTTTGCATGAGCTGACGCCGCATGCGCGCGCACCAGCGCCTTGAGCGCATCAATGTCGTCGGGCAGGTCGGTATCGGTCAGATCCATTGCGACAGTTTACGACCATCTGCTACATGCGGATCATCGGGTAACAGACGTTTACAAAGCACTGCGCGGGCGTGCTGCCTCGACCGGTTGTCGCCAGTCAAACCCTTCGAGCAGGAGCGATAGTTGAGCGGTGCTCAACGCCACGACGCCGGTGTCGGCGCGGGGCCATGCAAAACGCCCTTTCTCAAGACGCTTCGCAAATAAACATAGGCCGCCATCGCTCCAGTACAACGCCTTCAGCAGATCACCACGGCGGCCCCTGAAGATAAAAACATGGCCGCCGTATGGATCCTTCTCAAGCACCATCTGTACCTTCGCCGCAAGGGAATTGAAGCCGGAGCGCATGTCAGTGACGCCGGCAGCGATCCAGATCCGTGTGTTTGCAGGCGGCCCGATCATCGCAGAATCCGCTCGAGGACCAGGCACAATATCGTCGCGTCGGGCACGCCTTCTATCCGGACCGACGTATTGCCATGCCGAAGCTGAATGCTGCCGTTTGCAGCCTGCGGAGGTGCCGGCGCGTTCGTCGCCTCCAGCGCATGGGCCGCCGGACGATCGGACCGTCCATCGACAACGACGGGCAACATGATCTCCGCCTGCGCATCTTCGACCAGCAGACCCTGGGCGTACAGTTTGCGCCAGGCCCACACCTGATTGGCGTTGATGTTGTTGTCGCGAGCGACCCTGGCGACTGACGCGCCGGTTTCAAGCGTCTGCTCTACGACCGATCGCTTCCATTCCAATGGATGCCGTCGGTTCTGGCGCTTGGCAGGTAACTCGACTGTCTGAGGCACTGTGTCCATTCTCGGGCTGTTTGTGGACAGAGTCGGTCACTCGTGTCCGTCGCAGCCGATGATTGCATCTTCTACGCAAAGCGGGGAACGGTACAAATCAGATGCTTACGAACAGTTCACCAACCAGAATTTCTAGCTAACCTTTGCCTGGCGAAACGCGTCGATACCATTGAGCAATTCAACTAAATCTCCAGGCAATTCATCATGACGACAAGCTTCGACGATCTTGGCATCGGTTACGGACACACTGTATGTATTCTGGACATGTTCGCGGTAACGCCGCAGCAGCTCTTTGCCGGGCACAATCATCAACCGTTCGTCAGGAACATTCCATCGGGTGCGAAAGTATGTTGTAGCGTCTTTCATTTTTGTTGGAGTGTCTTTTCCACCCCCCCGATGAAACTCGATGTATTTCCCTACATATTGGTCTTGAGCATCGTCTTTTAGGGAGTCAGACAGTCTGAGAAGCGTTTGGAGCGCCGACTCATCGGCGTCGCCTATGTCGACCCCTTTCGACCTGCGGTCTGCAATGCCCTTTGCCACCACCCGATCAAGGGCGGCCGGAACCAAAAGATAATTTTCAATTTCCTTGCGCTTATGTATATGCGAGAACCTCAGCGCTGCCTGTAACTTGGTTTGCACGTCTTCGATCTGCTGTTCGCAATAATAGTCGCGGTCGTAGATTGCGGCGATTAGTAGTTCGGTGCCTAGCGTCTGTGATACACCTTGCGCCAGAGCTGAGATTCGCGACCAAGAGCCGAAGCCCCCCGATGGCATTGCGGCCACGCCAAGCCCTGCTGCAAGATCATCGAGCCCAAGGCGTTTGGCAAAGCGTCGCAGAAGCGTGAAGTCATAGTCGCCCTCAACGAAGACCACCCGGCGGTTTCGCGCCAGAGCCGCCAGCGAGATGTTTTGCTGGGATCCGAGCAAGGTCATGGCCCTCTGCACACCATCAATGTCCTTGATTCGCTCGGAACTGGACTTCGTTTTATCAACGAGAACTATGTCCGCGGGATCAGCCTCGGCAATGATCTCCGTTGAATGCGTTGCCACTATAATATCCGGACCCGCAGAGCGAAGTACTCCCAGTAGCCGTCGTTGTACGTCGGGGTGGAGATAGACCTCAGGTTCGTCGACGACGATCAATGAGCTATCGGAAGCACGGTGTATATGAGTCAGTAATTGGCACCAAATTTGAAATCCAAAACCGACCCAATATAGTTCGCGATCCATGCGTCCCTCACGAACGAACATTGTTAATTCACGATTAAGTGCGAGGGTAGGAAGGTGAACGACCATCTCGGGCCATGTCGACGCCACGAGATCGGCGAACTGCTTGAAAGTCTCCGGAAAGTGGTACCAATAGCTACGAAAATGTCGCGAGGCTCGGTGTGTTGCTAACGCAGACGCGACTGTCTCCTTTTCGCGCAACACTTCGCGGTGTTCGACCGGCCCCAACACCGGGACCACTGAAAGTTCAAGGGGGAAGCTCGACTTAAACGCGGCCGGCGTCCTAATTGCCGCGCCACGTGTCTCAGGAACCAGCACGCAACTGTTCTGATCGAAGTGCAAGTGAAGCTGGTTACCATTGCTTATCCGAAAGCTGACACGGGAATCCCCTTCCTCGTAGTTAGTGCGCACATTTTCAAGAGAAATAGGAAGCTGGCTTTCGTTGATCAAATAGCCGAAGGTCTGCGAGTCGCCCACAGTAACCAATTGAGGGGCTCGAGTGCGTGCTGTGCGCAGCGCTACCGCTAGACTCCGAAAGGCTCCCACGATGGTCGATTTTCCTGAGTTATTCGCTCCCGTAAACACGTTAACTCGATCTAACGCAACGCTATAGCGTCTAAGACCCTTGTAATGATTAAAAGTAACGCTAGTTACGCGTATTGAACCAGCTGACTTAGCCATTCGGACCTGCTCCTTCTCGCTTCTGTTTTTTTTGCAAGGTAGCGCATCAGTCATATTACAGTGACCCGAGGCGTTGAAAATCCGGTTATGTGCTCACCCGGCTATCCTTTGCGCCCGGTGAGCGCTGCGTGAATCTGGTCCTCGACGTCCTGTTGAACTTCTTGCAGGACTGTGGGAAGTGTCCACGCCTTGACGTACTTTTTCAGGAAGTCGCTGAAGAACATCCGCGACGTCCGGCCATCTTGGTTAGCGAGTGCAGCTTCGCGGAGCAGCTCAGGCAGCTTGACCTCCCCTGCCTTCACGCAGCCCATCAGACGCTCGAATTCCTCTATACCCATCACAAATACATTGGACAGGGGAAGGCAGCGTGCGGCCTCCTCATCGGGGTAGCCGAATTCTCCGGCTGGAAAAAGGCGTTGCAGCATTTCCCCGCCGCCGATGTATAGCTCGCGACTGGTCACGACCAACAGAAAATCGCGAGGCTTCCGAAAACGCTCACCAAGACTCGCGTTTTCCCTGATAAGTTTACCGACCTTCCAACCCTGAGCGATTGCGTCGCGCACGCGTTTGGTCTTTCGATGCGCGACGAGCGGACTGTCCTGCAAGAGCACATCGTCCGCGAACAAACTCATCTTCGCCTCGATGAGGATGTTGCAGTCGTCGCCATCGAACATGACCTCGACGGCTGCCATATGCCCACCGACAATCGCCTTATATTCGGCCTCGGTCATCATGGGAAGGCCAGATTCCCTGGCAAGTTCAGTAACGTAGTCTTCGAACACGCGACTAAAGGACTGCGTGTACTGCTCCCCGAAAAGCTCCGAGAGCCGAAGGTGCACGATTTCCTCAACGCCTCGTGCAAAAACGAGTCGATGCCAGCAATGGATCATCCCGTCTTGCAACTGCACGAGCGGAAAGCGCTTCACGTAGGGAAACTCGTGGAGCTCCGCCTTCCTGCGGACTTTTCGCGCCGCGTCCTTCCGCAGCTCTTCTCGAAGGCTGATGATGTCACGCGAGAAAATCTCGTAGATGCGGTCGACGCTGGCACCGTAAGTTTGACGCAACGGCTGCATCCAGCCTCGCGTGACTGGCATGTCGCCAGCAAGAACGGCCGCGTAGAGCGCGAAGGAAAGTACCAAAAACACGTCCGGCTCCATCCCGAAAGCATCGCGGAACTGCCGCCGCTCGTTTCGGTTCTCGGGGATCCGCGCGTACAATGCGGCCCATCGCATGAACCCGCGGCTCTCTGGACGCTGAAACTCGATCTGAGCGTGCATAAGTGTTCGAAGCATCAAGAAGATGTTCGGCACCGGATCGTCACGCACCTTCTCCGGCATATCCCATAGCGCCTGCCGGATCCTGTCCATCTCTTCCATGGGGATCGGCGGACCAATGCGCAGGTGTACGCCGTCGTCCTGTAGCGCCCACTTTACGATGAGCAAAGTCAGCCACGGCGCGCTCCTGACCTCATCAAGACGCCCTACCGGCGGGTTCCAGAGGATGTGCAAAGCTGCGTCGATAATCGACGTCGCGCTATACCTCCGCAATCTGTTTCTGATCGCACGGTACGCTTCTTCGATACCTACCTTCGGCATCGGTATCTGCGCTGCCATCCGATGCGCGAAGGGCGCATCTCCTGAAAACGATGAAACTTTCATCAGCGATGAACAGGCTGTCCGGCCCGGTAGGTTTCCGAAAGCCGATACGCTACCACTGCGCATCGCTGGAGAAAACTCCCCTGAACGCAAGAACTCTGTCGACCCGCCGAAACACTCGTGGAACAGCACCGGTCCATGTCGAACGTGCCGGTAGACGCAGAGATCAGACTGACACATTGATCGGTCGCGTTGGTGAGCGACGTCCCTGCCGTTGAATTCTGCAGAGAGCGCTGCTGCGTTTAGGTCGAAGACCGAGTGCAAGGCGTCGACGCCGTCTAGGCGATGAACGTGTGGCGAACCTTGTCGCGCAAGAGTGCGTTGCGAAAAGGCCAACGACCTGACGACCGTGTTCCCCGCGCGAACGTCCGTCACCAACGTGAGGGGACGATCTAGTGGTCAAGTCTGCACACTGGTCAACGTCCGAAGATGGCAGATCTACGCCGGGCTGCCCCCTTCGACGAGGATCGTACGCGGCTCGTCCAATGAGACAAGAACTGATGGCTGCGACGAGAGTGGTGCTGACTCGACGCTTGTTGCGGTCCCAGGTCTAAGACAGGTTTGCCGAAGAATCGAGTCAGCGGACGCGACGACATCGAGCCACTTCCAGTTTGCGTATTTGTCACCAACTTTCCGCGGGTGCGTGTACCGTTTCAGCGTGTTCCAGCTGCGATGCCCGCTGACTCCCGCCACGCGCTGGATCGTCCAACCCATTTCTGAGAGCCGGCTGGCCCCTTCGTGACGCAGATCGTTGAGGTGTAAGTCTTCTATACCGAGCAGTTGAACTGCGTTCGTAAATGCTGTGCTCGCTGTCAGTGCTCGATACGGAAAAATGCGGTCATCAGCTCGAGGCTGGGCGAGAATAATCCGCAGCGCCTCGGGCGTCAGGTCGACCCAGGTGTCGTTGCCGACTTTGGTATTCGGGTGCTTGAGGTCGCGCACCATGACACGGCACCCTTCCTCATCCAGATCCGTCCACAAGAGCCGACAGACCTCGCCAATGCGTCGAATCGAGTAGATCGTGAATGCTGCGATCGCCTGCATCGGAATACTGTCCGGCGCGCCCACACGGACCCTCCCGAACTCGGCCATCAGACGATCCAATTCGCCGAGCGTCGGTCGGCGCTCGCGATGCTTTGAGCGCCCCACCACGCCCATATTGGTCAGCGCCACGCGCGCGTCCGCGACAACGGATCCATCAACCGGATAGTTCCACGCTGGCCGCGCGAGCTTGAGCACGCTCGACAGGTGCGCAAGGTAATGACCGCGCGTCGACGCCGCGACATCGATCGTTCGCATGTACGCGACGATATCGGCACTTGTCAGGTCCGCCGCCTTGGTGGCACCGAGCGCCGATGCCGATATCTGGTTGAGGATCATCTTCTTGGTTCGGTCCAGGGGCTTGTTCAGCTCCTCGGTGTACCGCTTGATGATCTCCTTCACCGACGGGTTTTCCTGCAGCGCCGCCCTCAGTCCATCCGCGTGAGCCAACTCGGTTTCACGCTTCTTGACCCAGATCTGGGCTGCCTGTTTCCGATCGAACGTTTTGGTTTCCTGGTGCAGCACCTTGCCGCCCTTGCGCACGCGCACCTGCGCCTTGTACGAGGTGCTGCCATCTTTGTTCGTTCGCGGCGTGATCGCTCCCAT